CTAGTTTTTAATAATGAATTGAGTTCTCCAGCACTAAAGTTGGTTAGAACAGTTCTCATTGTTCTAGCCATATTATCCTCTAGTTGATTGTCTTAAATTTGAAAAACGAGTAACGTCTAAAGTTTTAGTTGTTCTTTCAGCAGAATCTACATTTTTAGCTATTAAATATTGACGTTCAGCCATATCAGAAAATTGTTTAATCATACCTGAATCTCTAGCTATAGAACCAGCAAATAAACTAGCTAATTGATATTGTAGAGCTAAAATAAAATGAGGAGGAAATTCACTTTCATCAGCTCTATAAACATAATCGCATATAACACTTGAAGTGCTGCCATAGTTATCTAAATAAACTTTATCACCATATCTTTCATATGGAATAACAAAATCATTAACTGTTAATGTTATTAATTGTAATAATTCTGGGTTTGTAGGTAATTGATATGCATACGCATATCTACCAGTAGGTGTAGCAGTTAAAAGAGAAAGTTGTTGTTGTTCTGTTGCAAATCTCCATCTATGTCTTGTTAAAGAGGATTTTACTATATCTTCATAAACTGTATTACATACATTAGCTTCCGTACTATCATCACTAAATGATGTAATGGTGTTTGCTCCAATCATTACAAGAGCTGTGGAACATATATCTACTTTTGTTGTTGCCATAATAATTTAAACTCAGGGGGGCAAAGCCCCCCTTAGTCACATTTAAGCAAGTATAACAGTGTCTAGGTTTGTACCACCATCATTTACAGATACTATTAAAATATCTACGACAGCGTTTGAACCACCACTATTAACAATTATAATATCTCCAGCAGTTAATTCTCTGTAAGACAAAATAAAATAATTGTCGTCATCTATTGTACCTATTGCATCTCCATCTGTGTAATACCACATTGCATTGGAATCACCCATTTGTGAGATTTTTTTAACAGGATTGTCTATTGCATAAGCCATAATATATCTCTCCTATTCTGCACAAAGCTGTACCCTTAAAGCGTCACCATCAATAGCTACTGCTCCCATAGAGAGAGAAGAAGTTACTAAGTTAGATACTTTTTCAGGTATATAGTTTACCTCTGTTTTGACATCTTGGCCTATGCCAAGTCCAATAGCAGATTTATGCCAAGCTAAAGTTTGTCTGTCTGTTGCAACAGTCAAACCAGAATGAACGAACCATAAGAAACCCATCCATCTTTTTGCAGTAGATTCACCATTTGTAAATGGTAAGTTTTCAGTTCCCACATACTCGGCACGAGAGAATTGATCTACACTCATTAGGTCACCCCATTGAGCTGGGCCTACTGCCCAATATCTTTGTCCATCATCAGGTACATCATTAGTACCAAAAATATTTTGCATATTTTTAGCTTTAATCAATGTCATTCCTGTAGCAGATGAATTAATATTGTTTGCGATTGAAGTTCCAGCTTTCATAACATCAACCAAGATGTCATCAGTTTTACGACCAAGTGCATAAGCTGCATTTTGTGCAACTACTTGTCTTTCGTCAATATTGATCTTCAAATCGTCTAGTTTATCAATGTAATCAGCCGCATAATAATCCGATAAAGTCGCAGACACATTAGAGTGAGCTAGGTTCATTGCTACTACTTCAGCATGACGTGCTTTTGTAGTCGCTGTACCTTTTGCAACTTTTTGGAATTTTACGCTAGAGCCACTTACACCATTAACAGTTCTTACCAAATTTTTTAATTTAGCACCCATACGTTGATACGCCATGTGTACTTCTGATTCAAACTGAGTAATAAAGGCGTTAGTTATTGTACTAGCCATTTTATTTCTCCATTGTTTAAGGTTAACCGATTGTCTTTTAAGTTTGCTAAAAAGTTATCCTTAATGGGCAATTTGCGTACTCTAAAGGTCTTGAGGTGATTAATGACTAAACATCTTCTTTTTCGCAACGCACATTTATAATACTCTCTATACATCCACGAGGTATTATTGTTGTTCGTCCTACTTCAGTATCAATTATATCTTCAGGTAAGTCAGCAGATATTTTTAAATCCGTATCTGTTTCTTGTACTATCCATCCAATACTATGAATAACAGAAGAATTTGTTTTAATAACTTCTGACATATCATGCCAAGTACCTGATTCAACCTCTCGTGTATCACGCCATATAACTAAAACTAAATTATTGTTTCTTCCAAAATCATTCATAATTGACCAAATAATTTAGATACACGCTCTATATATGCTGGGTCTTTTTCTCCATCTTTCCAATATTTAGGGTCTTTCATCATAGAACGTAAATCTTCTAATGATGGTTTTGATTCTACTGCTGTAGGGGTTTGTGGCATAACTGAATTTTTATTTAAAGCCATTATTTCTTCTATAGCTTTAACTCCATTAGCAGTTGAGGCTATTTTGGCAATAGTATTATATCCTTCTTCAGATAAATGTTTTTTAGCCCATAAGTCTGTAGATTCAATACGTTGTACAGCATTATCACCTAAATTTACTTTTTCTTCTTCTATATCAGGTAATCCAGCTATTTCATTTTGCACAAATGTATTAATACCTTCATTATATTCTTCTTGTGATAAACCCATAGATCTAGCTTTTTCACTCCACCATTGTAATAATGGTTGATCTTCGCTTACATCTATTTCAACATCTTTGGGTATTTCAGGTAAAACAATTTCATATTTTTCTGGTACTTTAGCATTACGTTCTTGTTCTATATCTGTGCGTATCTGTTTTGTTAATTCATCTGTACGCTGTCCTAATTTTTTTTCTAAAGCATTATATGATGTACTTAGCGATTCAACATTTACCTCTCCAGTATCCTGATTCCAAAATTTCTCGGATATGTGTTCTGGTCTGGTTGATTCTTCTGTTGTCGTTTCCTGTTTGTTATCTTCTTCACTCATTTATTTTTTCTCCTGTTGATGTGCGTTAATTCTATTTTGTAATATTGCTACCAAAAATCTTCTTCCTTCTAAATGAAATAATTCATTTGTAGTCATATTAGGCCCAGCTACTGCTTCAGTAGTAATAGACTTTAAATATGCTAATACTTGTTTACCATCATCACCTTTAAAAACAGAAGCTACTAATCTATTTAATAATTTTTCTGTTTCAGGTGATCTAGTATAACCATCAATAGAATTGACTGGTTTAGACTGGGCTTTGTTGTCCTTGAGATTCTCCCATGAGGTCATTTCCTTCTCCTTCTAGTTGTCCTTGTTGTGCCATTTGTTGNGATNNGNNGGGCTAGTTGTTGTTGTTCTTCTGAAGAACGTAACAGTTTTTCAGGTATATTCATTAAACTACCGATATGTTTAGCTACTGCATTTTGATTTACAATTAAATTCAAAACTTGTGGGCCAAATGTAGTACCAATAATTTCGTGAAATCTATTAATATCACTTATATCTTGTTGATATTGTGATCTTGCTAATGGTGATATAGCTTGTACTTTTACTTCTCTACCATTAATCATTGGTAGTTCTATTCTACCTTGTTCTTTTAATAATCTTATTACTCTACGTAATACAGGTATAACAAATTCTGATTGTAATCTTCCGAATGATGAACCAATTTGTCTTGATAAATCAGCCATACGTTCAGCTACTTCTGTTGCTGTCATTGGTGTACCTTCAGGTCTACCAAGTGTTTCCATATATAAAGCTTTTTTAATATTAGCTCTCATATCTTCTAATACTAATTGAGCTACATCAAATCTTCCAGCAGCATTAATAGGTTGTAATCCTCTTGAATTTGGTGCGATTGGAATTAGAGAACCGGGCACAAGTTGTATATTATCAGGATTAACAATCCCATCATCTTCTACTTGATATATTCCTGATATAGACATCTGTGCATTTTCTAAAATTAATTGAATTGTTAGATTTGTTGTTTTGATTGCAGACATGGCATTAAAGATTGGGCCACGTCCATACACTTCGCCTGACGCTTTATTCCAACGGAAACAAACATAAGGATTAGAACCTACACCTTCAAACATTTCATCTAAAACTATTGTTTTTTTATCCATTAAAACAACACAATGTTTATATTTTTCTACATTAGGTTCATCATAAACTCTATATACAGCATCTAATATTGTACATTTTTTTTCAGGATTCATTGTAGACATAACACTTTCAGGTATTTTTGCCTTTGGATACATTATTTCAATTTCATTTAATTTACATTTACGTTTTCTATATACTGCATCTATTTTATTTGTTGGGCCATTGCTTAAACATATATGAGGTAATGGAATTGCATTAAATTTAATTGGATTAATAGCATCACCTTCTTCTACTAATAAACATCCTGTACCAACTGCTAAATCCATAAAAGTTTCATGAACTTCTGAATTAAAATTTGAATTACTTATTACTTCAAAAACATATTGTGTAATTGAATCTAATGATGCATTTACATCTTCTTGATCTGATTCTGGTATTTCTACTCCAGCTTTTAAATCTGCCCATCTTGCAAATGTTGGAACTATTCCTGATTGCAATCTACTTGCAAATTCTTGTATACCTACTACTGCTGTTTCATCAAATATTTTATCAGTACGTTTTTGTGCTGGACTTTCTTCATAAAAAGATTCTCTTTGAGGTAAGCAATATTCATAAGCTTCTTCAAATTTATCTTTCCAATGATCTTTAAGTGCAAGAGATTCTTTATATAATTTTAAAATATAATCTACTTTACCTTGTGGTGTTTGATTTTTTTTACTTTCAATGTACATTAATTTATTCCCCAAAATTTACGAATACTTGCTGTTGAATCCATACCAGTTTTTGATTGTCCTCTATATCTTTTAAATTTATNTTTTGCATCTCTTGTAGATGTATCTACATCACCAAATGCCATATTTGCTGTTTCGTTTTCTGCTGTTTTTGTTTCTTGACTAACATTAGATTGAAATGCTGAACCACCTTGACTTTTGTTTTTTAAAAAAGATGTTTTATAATCGTTATATCCTTTTGATTGTTCATATAATGCATTAGCTCTCATTAATGAACCAGCAACACCGGGCAATACTGCACTCATTCCAAGCATAGCTGCAGTTTTAAATCTTTGTTGTGATTTAAACATAGGTTCAGAAATTTCAACTTGGCCCATTATAGAATTATCTCCACTTCCCATAGCTCCTGAGTTACCATATTTTAATTGCTGACTTTTTTTATTACCTATGATTGATCTACTAATACTTGGGTCGCCTTGTGCATACAATCTTTCTCCTTCTTCTTTACTTATTCTAATAAATTGTCCACCTTCTTTTCTAAAATAATTTCCTACTTTTACTTTTCCTTTTTCAACTAAATAATCGTCTGTAGCTTTAGATGCTTCTATACCATAAAAATCTTGATCTTTTCCTTTTAGTTTATTAGCTTTACCACCAAGACCTATACCTAATTTTTCTTTTACGTATTTTGTTCCTTCTGATACTTGTTTGTTTTGTTGGTTGTTTCCACCACCACCACCACCAGAATTAGAACTTGTTGATTTTTTACTACCCATTAAACTACACCATCTTCATCATAAAATCCCTGACCACCAGCTTTTGTGAACATAGAACGAGAACCTATCATACCTTTAGCAATTCTTTTTTTTCTTTCTTTTTGTTTTGTTTCTTTTTTAATACGTTCTTTTTCTTCTTCAGCTATTTGACGTTTAATAGCTTTATCAGTTTCAGTTTCTTGATATTTAGGTTTTTTGAATATGCCCATTATTTTTTCTTTTTAGGAAAACCAGCTTTCATATTTGCATATGCTTTAGCCGTAACTGTAGATTTAGATTTAGATCTAGAAGTACCAGCTTTCTTTCTAGCGTTTATATTTGCGTATAATCCTTTTTTAGCCATTATTTTTTCTTTGGTTTCTTAGTCATAGTAACTTTTTTACCTGATTTTTTAGCTTCAGCTTTTGCCTTTGCCATTCCTTTAGAACCATATGAAAACATTTTTTTACCAACTTTAGGCATAGAACTTCCTTTCTTAATTGTTGCGTCCACAAAAATAGTAAATCCAATCTTTCGCAACGCACAAAATAGCTGATATGGAGTAAATATCCAAAATTTACGTAAACCTATTAATCGTTGCATATAACTTACGCAGCTATGTTCTTTGACCCACCACTCTCCTCTAAAGTTTGGTGTATCTTTTTCTTTTCCTTTAATAACAATACCATGTAATCTTTTAACGTAGCTTAATACGTTTTCTACTTCTTTATTGCTCATTAACTCTATATTTAATCTGCCATATAATCCTTCTACCATAATCCAACATTTAAAATCTGGTTGGTATGATATAGCTCCTACATGGGTATACCCTTTCTTTCGCCATTTAGTATACCAAGAAGGATTTAACGGAGTATAAAAAAAGATTAGCCATTCAGACCGAATACGTTCCACGATTTCCTTTTTGGTTTTTCTGTTTTGTCAAATACATTCCATGTTGTTTTAGCTTGTACAGGATTCATATTTTTTTTACCATGAACTAAAGCTCTACCTTCACCAGCTCCCATTAGGCAATATTGCAAAGCATCATGTACGTGAGAATATCTATTTTTATTAGGTTTTTCATCAAATCGTTGCCCAGATGTTTGTAATCTTCTGTAATGATAGCCACCATTAAACCCTTTTTTGAGGTTTATACAGCGATTATCAAGCAAAAAGCATGGTTTACCATCCGCCATTTTGTTTAAAAGGCTCTCTACGGCTTCCGTACGGAGTGCAATATCGTTAGATGGGGCTGGAATTGCCTTAATACCAGCTTGTCTTAGCATTTGAAATGGAGTTCTTTCATCAGTTTGAGCTCTAAAATCTCCTGCTGGGTCGCCATATATTTCTAATTCATAGTTTCTAAAATACTTTGTTATATCTTGGTTTAATACTTCTGCAAATCGTACAGCCCCCATATCAAAACATACTAATTCATGGAGAATAATCCACCTACCAGTAGTTAATCGTTGTCCAAACACAGCACTAGGCGTTAATCCAAAGTCAATACCAATATATACTGTAGAATTAGGGTCAGGTAATATAGGTTCTTTAGCTAAATGTGTTTCTTCTCTCCAGCTTGGATATACAGGTTTGCCATCTTCTAATGAACCTAGTTTGTTTAAAACATATACATCTATCCAACCTTTAGTCTTACCTTTTATGATGTTATTATAATATTTTGGCGTCAAATTTTTTTTATTTTCTGCATTTTTATTTTCTTTATAGCCAGTTAAATCGCCTTGTTCATCACGATCTTCTATCATACCTCCCCCTTGTTTATAAAAAGACCAATTATCAGGTTTAACTAACATTAATGCTTCATCTCTTGATATGTGGTCAGGCACAGGTACTTCTCCAGCCATAATAGGCCACCAATGATCTTCTTCAGGGGCGTTAGTATCGCATATAACTCCGTACCAAGACGCACCACCTTCACGCATAGACGGAAATCTACCTACTCTCATAGTACAAGCATCTATAATAGACTTCGGTATTTCCCTTGCTTCATTCACCCATACCCCTGTCAGCTCTAATGATAGCAATTTCTTCACATCTTCAGGTCTATCTAATGCTAGGAAGATAACCTCTATATCTAAATCACCTTTTTTAATATGGTGTGTGTAGGGAACAGACCATCTAAATCTTCCCCATAGGTTTTCATCATACCAGTCTAACCAAGTCTTAATTGTAGTAGTTTTAAGTTGTGGATTGGTATTCCGAATGACTGCCCATCTGTCTTTTTCTTATACCTTCTTGATTAGGTTTTTGTTGTAATGATCTTCTAAATACTTCTACACAACAAGCAACGGACTTCCCACTTCCTACTGGCCCTCTAATTCCTCTAAAGAAGTCATCTGACTTCATAAATTGTTTTAATATTTCTCCGTAGGGTTTGTAACTAAACTCACTCACTCGGTCTTACCTGAATCCACAGCCATTTTAAGAAACTTCTCTACAACATTAGGGGCGAAGCTTTCAATAAGTTTATCAGCTTCATAGTCGTTGATATGTTCTGTGGGGTAATTCTTTAAATGTACTTTCTTTACTACTTTTCTTAATCTTCTTCTATCCGTTAGGGAGATGCTTTGGAGGAAACTCATTACTTACCTTATCTTTATACAGTTGTTTT